CGTCGAAGGATTTCCATTGTGGGAATATCACTCTAACCATTTCCTTTAGATCAATGGTTGATTCAGAAGACTGAACTTTATTCAAAGATCTTTTTAAGAAATCACAATAGGTTGTTCTTATGTATGTTGTTCGTATATCCGATTCACCGCTGTCGAGATCAAATATAGTCTGATCATCATATGGAGCAACCCAAGATTCTGAAGTCTTGAAGGCAGATAATCTGCCAATATAAATTGCCGCAGATGTTCTCCTAAGTGATTCTGCAGCACCTTTCGTGAACAATTTAGATATTATTGAGAATTTAGTCTCCTCTAGTGTTTCCGGGCCACGAATCATCAGAAATGGATTGTTTTCAAAGAACTTCTCAACATCCTCAGATCTAGCGCCTAACCTGGTTTTCATGTTCTCCAGTTGTTTGACCAATCCCTGATGTATACCAAAATGATCTTTCTTCAGCAGCGGTGAGTCGTCATTAGGAAACAGTTCCTCCTTATCTCTAGGGTTGATCTCAGTGTACAGCAATTTGCAGAGTGATGAATTAGGATTATCTTTCAATATTCTGTAATTGTGATACTCTGGCCCGACAATGTCTTGGAGATCAATGTCATAAGTTGGATAGATTCCAAAATCATACGGTACCAGAGATGGTGGTGCTCTAAATAAATTCGACACGTCATTTTCCATACCGAACCCAGTGGAGAATATGTTGTAGAAGTGATCACTGTTAAGTGAATGAGCAAAAGAACATATTACTGAACTACACCCATTTTCACGCATTTGTCGTATTCTAGAGAATGATTCATTAACAAATGTGTGCATGATGATGTTCCAATTGTATCTGTGGATGCGCATGCAAACTTTATTGTTGGTGAAAGTGTTTCCAAGTTTGCCATAAAAGCAGAGTTTAACTCATACATCAGATGACCACTTGCAGATTTGACAGAAAGTTCCATTGAAAAGAGCCTCTCTGCTGCCCTCTCGCACTGACCAAGTAAGACATACTGAAAGTAAGAGTCAGATTTCGAGCGATCAATTCCGATTATCGTCCCTTTATCATCTGATCCGACCCGTGTTTTCCATTGTATATGCTGTTTTATATTTAACTGTTTAAGACACGATTTAAAGATAGCATCTCTAAGGCTTAGACAAGACAAAGCTAGCACAGTTGAATTATAATGCGGTATACCTTGACACATATTTGAGTGGTTGACAAAATATGGCTTCCCAGTTTTTAGAAACTCTTCCTTGTGTTGCTGCACAGCTTTGGAGTCATGCTTGATTGTTGGATGCTTAATCCATTGTTCTAAAAGACCCTTAGGATACTCCATCTTCTTGTTAGCATGGGACAAGAATATGAATCTTGAGAGGTCAATCATCCCGGGAAACTCCCTAAAGTGGTGTTCAAACATCGGGATGAATATTGTCGGTATGAACTTTTGTGCCCATGTTGTCATGTCGTATGATTCTTTAACCACCTGAACCGGAGTCCCTTTGTTAAATGAGGACAAGACAGATTCATAATCAGACCTCATCATTAATCTTTTGTCTTTCCCCTTTGTCAATATCTCTCTGGAGTCAGATTTGCTAAGTAATCTTGCAACTTCTTCAACAATGTTGAATAAGATTCTGGCCTTTATTAAAAGTATGATTATCTCACGTACACCACCAATCTGATTTTTCTTGAATATTTGTATAAGTATTTCAAAGTTTCTGTTGTTTACACCTGAGAATGTCATGGCGACATCCATTGATGTTTGAAGCTTCTCATTTTGAACCAACTCAGCCACTAGTTCTATTGCCTTTGTCCTCTGACCAATCTTCTTTATTTCATTCAAATCATAGGGGTCTATTGACTTCTCTATCTTCTTGACAGATGCCTTAAAAGTGGCAAATTC